GCCAAAGTCAACAACAACACTTCCGTCTTCTTGCTCGGTCGTAGTTGCTTCAGTGGGGTCAGCGATTGCCACCTCAATATCGTCTGATTCTGACGTGGCCATCAAGATATCTGACGGTGTCATTGGTTTGGCGACAGCCATGTGAGCATCTCCCTACAGGTTTGAAGACACTATAACAGCATTGTGGGTGTTTAAGGAAGGGGGATGGTGGCGGGAGAAGGAGTTGAACCTTCGGCCTTTCGGGTATGAACCGAACGCGCTACCACTGCGCCACCCCGCTACTAAGGTTTACCGCCCCAAAATTACTCCGTAAAGCCCCAAAGCAGGGCATAGTGTGCGATATTCGCACGTAGAATCTCTTCCTCGACCCGCAAATCGTAAGGAATCTTGGTTCCACGCTTCATTATACCCTCTTTTACAACGGCTAGGCGCTTCTTCATGCGGACATACTCTTCCCGCACCTCTGTTGGTGTGGGCGGGATCAACTCTTCAAACATTTCTCACCTAGTAATACTCTATTTTGTGCCTGTACGGCAGTTCTTCGTCACGCTCGTCGGTCGGAAGCCGGATGAAACCGCCTTGGCGGAACCTTAACAGAGCCATCACGGTGCTGTCCACGAGGTCATCATGGCTAGCAAACGGAAATCCTGCAATCTCCTCGACAACTTCCTCTGCCCAGCGGGTCTGCGGCACCCAAACAAGCCCCGAAGAGATAATATCTGCAACAGAGTTCAGGCGAGCCATCTTGTCGCCCGTGCCGCGGTGCGGCGTGAACTCCTGCACGAGGATGCCCATGCGCCGAAGTTCCTGATAGATAGCCGTCCCGGCGGACTTTTTCTCGACGATGAAGGCGTCAGGCTCCCACTCTTCATTCTCCTCAAGGCACAGGGCTTTGAGCTCAGGAAACTCCATACGCCGCTTGATAGAGTTCAGCAGGATGATATGCTTCTCGTCCCGCGCATTCTCATTAGTAAATATGCCCCACGTTGTGAGTGCGGTGAAGTCGGCACGGTTGTTAGTTTCGGCAGCGGCGTCCAAGGACATGATGATGTATTCACATTTTGGTGGGTCTTCGTCTTCCCACCACTGCCACCAATCGCGCTTGACGATTGCAGCCTCTTCGGCTGTGGGCCGCTGCTGGTACTGGGAGTTCCACTGAAACACAGGCATTGACGCCTTAGTCCGCAGCAGAGCAGGTATATCAAAGAACTCCGGCCAGAGCGCTTTTTGTATAATTTCTATACCTCCGGTGGTCTCGTCAAACACTTCCTTCTCAAAGATTGCGGGGAACTCAATCACCTCGTACTGGTCAGACCCTTCATTCTGGGTCATGTCGCGGATCACGCGCCCAGTCAGGTCATCCATGTGCCAACGGGTTTGCACGATAGCCACACGCCCACCGGGCATCAGACGAGTACGAGCGCCGTATGTGAACCACTCGTATGCCTTCTGGAACACCTCAAAGTTACCGTTCAGCACGTCTTGTTCCGAGTGTGGGTCATCAATCAACAAGAGGTCAGCACCGCGGCCAGCGATAGAGCTACCGATACCACAGGCAAAGTACTCGCCCCCAAAGTTAGTGTTCCACCGCCCCGCAGACTTACTGTCCGTGGCAAGCCCCACGGCTGGAAAGATGTTCTTAAACTGTGTGGTGGCTATGAGGTTTCGGACCTTTCGGCCAAAATCCACGGCGAGGTCCGTGGTGTGAGACACCATCATCACCTTCTTACCCGGGTTACGCCCAATGAACCATGCAGGGAAGTAGATGGAGACGAGCTGAGATTTACCGTGACGCGGAGGGATGTTGACGCACCCGCGGTCTTTTGTCCCGTTTTCTAAGTCCATGAGCATATCTGCAAGGATGCGGTGGTGTCGGCCCACTTTGTACGTGTGGTCCATGTAGAGGCAGAACTCAATTAAGTCGTCGTGCGCTTTCTGCCGCTCCCGCCGTGAGGCAAGCTCGTCTATCAACTTGTTTAGCTCATCAACTTCTTCAGGAGACATACTGTCTACCTGCGACAACAGCAGGTCGAGCTCATCTTCGGAAAAGTCTACGGTATTACTCGTCATTAGCTGGCTCTGCTGTGCCTAACATCTCGTCCAGATCAAGCGCTTGGCCATCAATGGTTATCGGCTCTTCTTCCGGCGTCACGTCCCGCAGGGCTTGCAGGCGTTGTTTTAGTTTAGAACGCAGGTCGTCTGTAGATTGGTGCGTCACAGTGATTTCCGTTTTCTCAGTGAAGAGGCCCACATCGCCGATTTTACCCAAAAGCTCCAACGCCTTGATCCGCACCTTGGGGTCTGGGTTTTCCGTCTCTTGGACGAGCTTGTTGGTAACGAGGTGCCTGATCTGGGTTGCAGAGGTCACGATAGAGTGTGCGTAGTCCTTTAGAATCTGCTGAGTCAACAGCAGCGTCTGTGGGGTTAGTTGCGCCACGTTCTTCACCGTTGCTTTCTTGTTGGTTGCTGCCGGATTGGTTGAGAAAGCCGCAGCGATGGTTGCTGCAGCCTGCTTGTCCTCGTCCGTAAGTTCTTTGATTTTAAGGCCATGCCCGGCCAACACCTCAACCGTTCCGCACGCTGCATCCACTTTATCTAATAGCCCGGTTTGGGGCCCGGGGTCTGCACCGAGGGGTGTGTTGTCGTCAGGTGTGATGCGCACGGATGGTATCCGAGTTGTTAGGTTGTACCGTGTGGTGCGGTATACATAGCCCCACATTTTCTTACATATACCCCCCTTTGTTCTCTTTTGGGAGTCCCTTGTGGGGGTGTTTTATATTTGAGGGGGGTGGGGTGTCTGCAGGGCCGAAAACGCTTAGGGGGGAGGGGGGTCATGTTCTGGTTCTGTTCTTTCTTTAACATGAGAGGTGTTCTGGTTCTGTTCTTTTGGTAAAGATTTGTGCGGAATAGTAATACTATAAGAGGTAGGGCTAGGTAGTAGGATAGGGGGGTGAGGGGGTAGTGGGGTCTAGGGGATGACCTATCAAGCTAAGGCTGTCTGGTGCAACGCTGGTAGAATTTTTGTAGTCTCGGAACGCTGATCGCGCTCTTTCTTAGCCACATGGTCTGCCTTCTGCCGTCTTCTTCTTCTTGGTCATAGGGTGCAACGGCGAATTTTATTTTCTGGGGCGCGGAATATGTTAGCGGTTGGCTAACAGTATCGGACAGTGCCGGATCTTTGTGTATAATGGTGTCCATGGAAAGCGGCAATGGTGCGCGCGTCCATTAACGGAAAGGGATTTCCAAATGTCTACTGTTACACTAGCTAACGGCGTGTCGGGTCTTGCACTCGGCGCGGGTTCGAATCTCAGCGTCTCTGAGGATATGGTTTCCACGCTCCGCAAGGGCTGGGAATTGGGTGGCAAGGGCGAAAAGTTCGTCGTTGCGTATTTCGATTTGCTCGATGCAAACGGGTGGTCACCGTCTCACTTCGTCGCGGTCGGCTCGGATGGTTCCACGGCTACCGCGGAAACGTGGGAACGTTGCAAGACGATGGTGATCGGCGCGATGCCTAAGGGTGTCCAAACTTTGTTGGCGCTGCCTGCAGAGATGGCCAAGGGGCAGGTCGCTGCGGATTGGGATGGCAATGCTTACACGGCCACGGGCCAGCCCAAGGACAAGCGCCATTGGCAACAGCAAATCGGGGCGCGGATTGCCAAGCTTGGCACTAAGTGGTCCGATGTTATCAGGGCGCGGGAAGCCAAGGGTCAATACCTCAAGCTGCAAGAGATGATCGCGGTTGGCGATGTCGAAGGCGCTTTGGCGCTGAAAGGCCAGATGGAAGCGAATGAGCCACGCAAATCGCTGCTGCCCTCTGAATTCTTGGACGAAAAGCTGTCGGAAACAATCAAGCGGATTGAACGGGCCAAGGGGGATAATGTGGATCTCGCGGTGTTGAAAGCCTTGGCGCTGCGGTTCAGAACTGAGGTTCGGGCGCTGGCTAAAAAGTCTGCGGAATAATCAACGGGCGGGGCGGCGCAAGCCGCCCCATCCTTCACAAGGGAAAGGGTTTCGGATGTTCTGGTTTTTCTTAGCGTGTGTCGTAATCGGCGCGGCCAAGGTCGCGCTTATCGTGTGGTGCTTCGATGCATGATTGGATTGAAGCGGCGATTGGCGCGGTGATGTTGTTTGTCATGGCGATTCTGATTTGGTATGCGCTGCCATTGGTGGCGCTGCTGATGGAATGAGGTTGGGGGCGGCGGGGAAACCTGCCGCCCTTTTTTTTGGCGCGGCGTCTGGGCGCGGCTTGACGAGGCTAGTCACAAAGCAAGCGGCAAGCCGCGCTTTCCCCGCATCTGTTTCGGCTTTGTTTTTTCTTCGCGTCTTTTTCTTCTTTG